TTGTTCGTTTACGACCGCGGGGTATGACCGCACGACGATCTTGGGGAAGTTGTATAAGAGCGCGGTTGAGCTGCCGCAGCTGGAGAGCCGTAATCAGGATTCGCTGCTGGTTGCTAAGGATCTTGATTCGGGCTTTCTGTTCTGGTGGTACACGGTGCCGGAGTCTTGCGATATTGAGGATGAGGCTGCGTGGATGCGCGCGAATCCTGCGAGCTGGATCACGGCGGAGACTCTCCGTCAGCAGCTTGAGTCGCCGAGCATGGACCAATCTTCGTTCGAGCGTTTGCACCTGAACCGGTGGACTACGACCCGCACCGCTTGGTTGCCTGCTGGTTGCTGGGATGACATGAAGGATGAGACAGCGGTCCCGGCTGATGGGCAAGAGATCTTTGTTGGCGTGGATGTTGGGCTGGTGCATGACTGCACCGCGATCTCGATTGCTTGGGTTCGCGACGATCATGTTTGCGTTCAGTCGCATGTCTTCTCCGCTGTGCCTGACGTGCCGGCGCACGAGTACAACGAGTCGGGCCGAATCGACTTAGCTGAGGTTGAGGATTACATCCGGCACTTGGCTAAGCGCTTCTCGATTGTGGAGCTTGTGTTTGATCCTAGGTTCTTTGAGCGGTCTGCTCAGATGCTTGCGGGTGAGGGTTTGACGGTTGCACCGTTGCATCAGTCGAGCGCGGCGATGAGCAATGCGTATCAAGAGTTTTATGCGAGTGCGCGTGAAGGCAGGATTCGCCATGACGGTGACCCTGTGCTGTCCGCTCATGTTGCGGCTACGTCAGCGAAGCAAACACCGCGCGGTTGGAAGATCGCGAAGATTGACCAGTCGAAACGCATAGATGCTTGCGTAGCTACTGTCATGGCGCACTGGAGGGCTTGGCGCTCTGTGAGCGAACCGGGCGACGAGGGATTCCTCTTGCTATGAAGCTTGTTGCGATGATGAGCTTTTGGGATGAGAAGCCCGCCTGGCTTTCAACCGTTGTCAGTAGTGCGGCTGCCGCCGGCTGCAATCATATTGTTTGCGTTGATGGGCCTTACGCTCTCTTGTCGCTCACGAGGTCGTCTTCGGGTGTTGAGCAGCATGACGCGATCATCAGGGCCGCGAACGTCGCGGGTATCGGTTTGACATTGCACGTTCCTGATTCGCCGTTTGTTGGTAATGAGGTTGAGAAGCGCAGCCTGATGTTCAGGCTCGCCTTGGAGATCACGTCGGAGGATGATTGGCTGCTGAGCGTTGATGCTGACATGCCGGTTAGTAAGGCGCTCGGGTTGCGTCGCAGGCTTGAAGAAACAGACTTGAACGCGGCTGAGGTAACGCTGATGGATAGTGGGAGCAGACAGTCAATTCGTTTGCTGTTTAGGGCAATGAGAGGGCTTGAGGTTGCTGACACGCACTTCAATTACCGCTACCCAATCGGGGATTCGTGGAGCTACCTGTGGGGCAACAGGCCGCTCGAGCCCGCTTTGCAGCTGCACGACATCACGGTTGAGCATTGGACTGATGACCGCGATCCGGTTCGCAAAGCGGAGCAGGTCAAGTATTACGACCGCCGCGACAGTCTTGGAATCGAATCAAGCGACGTTCTCTTCGAGGGTGTTGACGGCAAGCTGGTCAAATTGAAGGGGAAGCAATGCCAATCTGGTGCCTGAAAATAGCTTGGAAAATTAAGGGACGCAAACTTGCGCGAATTCATCAGAAGGACGCGCTGCCATCAGTTGAAGGCGTACTCGTCGGTGTTGCGGCGGGACGTTACATCTTGCTCAGCGCAACGATCCTCGGAGACGCGGGCGCTACCGAGCTTGCCGGTCACGTTGAGATCCCGAAGGAGAATGTCATGCTAGTTCAGGTACTGCCGTGAGGCTACTCAACAAACGCGGTCAAGACGTTACTCTGCGCACGTTCGGCATTGATACGAGCGTTGCGCCAAGCCCAACTGACATTGGTAAAGAGCGTGTTGCTGCTTCACCAGCTCAGGCTATTGGGTTGCCTGCCGTGATGGCTGCTGTGCGGCTGATTACTGATTCGATTGCCGCGATGCCGGTGAAGGTGTATGAGCGCGCGGGGGAAACAGACAGGCAGCCAGCAACATCATCATCTCAGTACCGGATTTTGCATCATCAGCCAAACCTGGAGCAGTCCGCGTTTGAGTTCATTCAGGACGTTGCGAGCAGTATTGAGTGCTTCGGAAACGCTTTTATCTTGAAGACGATTGCTAAAGGTCAAGTCCAAGAGCTGAAGGTGCTTGACGCTGGCCGCGTGAGCATCAAGGTGTCTGGTGGCGAGCTAACGTTTGAGATTCAGGACGGTGCGGACACTAAGAAGCTTACGTCAGCAGAGATTCTGCACGTTAGGGGCTTGGCGCCGTTTGGTGGGCCTTCGGGCGTTAGTCCGCTCACGTTGCATCGCAACTCTTTGGGGAACAGTATTGCGGTTCAGTCTTTTAGTGGCCGGTACTTCGCGAACGATGCGACACCGGGCCTCGTGTTGAAAATGCCGCAGAACTTGAACGCGCAACAAGCTGAGGAGATTGGCAATCAGTGGAATCAAGCGCATCGGGGTTTGGTAAACGCACGGAAGACAGCTGTGCTTGGTGGCGGCGCTGACATTGAAGTGTTGCCTGTGAGCATGGTTGACGCGCAGTTCGCGGAGCTCGCAAAGCTTGGCGTTCATGATGTCGCGCGCATCTTCGGTATTCCAGCAGAGCTCATTACCGGTGAGGCTATTGCTGATCCAGCAAAAACTGCTGAGCATTTCTTGAAGTTTAGTTTGGCTCCGCGTCTGCGCCGCATTGAGTCTGCGCTACTACGTGACACAGACTTGTTTCCTGAGAATCTGAATCTGTACCCGGAGTTCATGGCTGACAGCCTGCTCAGGCCAGCTACTCGTGAGCGGTATGAGGCTTACCGCGCAGCGCGGCAGGCCGGTTGGTTGAGCCCAAATGAGATCCGTGCGCTGGAAAACTACCCGCCTACTAATGGTGGGGATGAGATTCAAATGACACCCGTGGGAGGAGCACCGAATCCACAATGACTGACAATCTGGAAGTACCAACCATTGCGTTAGGGGACGCGCGAACAGAGGACACAATGAGCACATTTAGGCACACGTCACCGATCAGCCTTGAGGTTCGTGAAAGCGGGAATGGTGAGAGTAATCTCACTGTTACCGGCTACGCAGCAGTGTTTGATGAGATGAGCCATGATCTTGGCGGGTTCCGCGAGCGCATTCTGCCAGGCGCATTCTCGCGCGTTCTGAGTGATCGCCCAGACGTTCACCTTGTCATCGGGCACAACATGGAACTACCGTTGGCGCGCACTACGAACGACACACTGGAGATTCAGGAGGACATTCGTGGCCTGAAGATTTGGGCGCGCATTGACTCTCGCCTTAGTTACGCAAAGGACTTAGCTGTTCAGTTGCAAAGCGGACTCGTTGATCAGATGAGTTTCGCGTTCACGATCCCGGAAGGTGGGGACGAGTGGGCCGTGGACGATGACGGCGCTGTAACGCGCACCGTGCGCGCCATTGACGGCTTGTACGACGTGAGTGTTGTCGCGGCCGGCGCGTATCCGCAAACGAATGTTCAGGCTGTGCGAGCGCTGTTGCGTGACGCCGCTGACCGGGGCTTAATCCCCAACAATCTTACGGGCACCTCGCAGCCGGAAACGGCTGGGGGTGATCTCGTCGCGGCAGTTGAGCCGGGCGAGGACGTCGCGCCAGACGCGGGCGTCCAGCAGCCTTCCCGAAAGCTGCAATCAGCTAAAGCAAAAGCTAAAGCTGTTCTACACACCTACCCGAAAGGGATCTAATGTCAAGTATTGACGAGCTCACCCGCGCGCATAATGCCGCCGTTGAGGAAATGCACGCTGCCGCTGAGGCAATCGAATCTGCTGATGAAACAGCAGACGTTGATGTTCTCCAGGCCGCGTTTGATGATTCGCTTGCTACCGCTGATCGCTGCCTTCAGGCAGTAACCCAGCGCGAAGCTGTCATTGCGGCCCGCGAGAACATGATTGTTCGCCCGGTTGCCGACGTGAAAATCGAAGTCATCAGCAATGAGCAGGTTTACCGGCCCGATCGCCCTGAGCGCTCGTACTTCCGCGACCTGTACCTGAGCAAGCAAACTGGCGACCGTGACGCTTCGGAACGCCTATCGC